GTAGTATCTAAGTATATCGGTAAACCTTCATCATTTGTTCCATCTACAGCAGCTAAAGTTGTTGTTCCTCTTATCAACATTCCTTTGCTAGAATTATCGTTTGTTGCAACAGCCAGTAATCCTTTTGCGTCTGCTAAAGCGTCTGCGTTTGCTAAAGTCCATCCAGCTGAGCTATTGAAGTAGTATATTTTTCCAGCAGTTGTCGCAGTTGCAACTCCCCAATATATAATATCTCCAGTTGAATCACCATCAGTTGTTGAGGTAGTTCTATTATATACATATTGGTCAGAATATATGCTTCCACTTACTGATAAATCACCAGACGCCGTTATATTCGTAAAGGTTTGTAATGAACTAGAAAATATTCCACTAGGTAATTGTGCTGAACTTGATATTACGTTTTCTGTATTTAATTTTGTTTTTACTGCCGCATCCGTATATCCTACTTTTGCATCATTTGTGGTTACTCTGGTTGAGAAAGAACTACTTGCAGCATGAAATGCCCCAGTAATCTCTGTCGCAAGCTGGGCTGAGCTTGAAACAGTTCCTGCTGCGGTTGATGATGGTAAATTTGTTAGTCCACTACCATCTCCTAAAAAAGATGAAGCTGAAATATATCCACTTGCACTTATATTACCTGATGCTGTTACGTGGGTTGTTGCTTGACTTCCTAATTTAATACTTCTATCAGCTGTTATATTAAAGTCATTACTATCATCATAATATAGTACTTGGGTGCCATCAGCATAAATTTTACCTGTATGATATATATTATTTCCATATAAATCTCCACTTGCACTTATATTACCTGATGACGTTATATGGGATTTTGCAAATATACTACCGGAAAAGGTTGTTGAGTACCATTGTATGTTTCCTTTATTATCGCTTACCCCTATTTGATGGTGGACGCTATCGTGATAAAATACAGGAACATTGTCAAATTGGAATCCTGATACCTGATTAACTAGATTTATT